ATAATCATCTAGAGCATCTAACCATTGATCAGGAACAGAAGCATCCCATTTAGTGGCATCGATGTCGTAAACTACATAATTGCCAGTAAGAATTTGATCATAATAAAATTGTCCTTTCTGCAAAGGAGTCATGCCGCCTGTAAAAGCGACATTCGGGAAGTGTCCTGCCATCATCTCTTTAGAAGATTTTTCGAAAACAGAGACCCACGGACCGAAATAACAATGGAATTCGCCCGAAGGTGAAGAAATGATGCGAGGAGACAATTTTTCCAAAACCTCATCTTTCACGAAGCAGTTAAGCTGTGATATTTTTGAGTAGTCAATTAAACCCTTAGATAAGTTTTCAAGAATGTCCATGTATGGTCTTTTCAGGCGAGGTTGCCTGTTATTCAACCAATCAATAATGTCCTGGGGTTTGACAACTGCATTCATGGCTGGTAAATGTGCAGAAAGGTTAATTGATAGATGGCATGGGTTTTTGGGTCTCAGCATTCTTTCACGTACTGCAACTAAAAATGTAAATGGGCAGTCCTTAGCGAGAAAGAAGATGGGGAACCCCTCGAGTTTGCAAAGTTGAACAGGTCCAGGATATAAAACGACCAGTCCTTTCTTCAACTCGTTCCAGCCTTTGAGGTCAGACAAAGCTAAAGGATTTTCCTTAAAAAGTGGCGGGGAAGTAAAATTTTTAAGTACAATCTTAACGCCTTCTCTGATTTTTTGAGATGAAAATTTGAAGTTTGGTATAGACATTGCTGTGACCACAGCTCGGTTCCCCATCAACCCAGGTAGGGTCACGGGGCGACCAAGTTCAATTGCATGTATAAGTGTTGGGTCAGTAGCAGATGGTTCTTCAAATTTTTTGATAAGATAAAGTCTCAACTGTTTATATGCAAACCAAGGCCAAGCAGCCAAAGATAAAGTTTGTAACAAAAAGCCGCTTGCGCTGTATTGAACAACGAATTTGGTGAACTCGTGGTTCCATTTAAAGTCAACTAGCATCTTGAACCAAGTGTCCCTAGACAAAATCATACCGATATAAAGGTGGATGGATATAACTAAAGAAGAAATAAGAAGTCTACGTAGCATCACCCAAGGCATGTAAATGAAGTAAGCCAAGGTAGAGGCATCAACGTGGACCTCCTCAACTTCTTGAACGGTTTGATTAATGAAGTTCATGCCCATTAGAGATAATACTGAAAATATAAGAAGAGGCAAGATGAACGGCACTGGTGTTATAATGGTCATTATATGAGGCAAGATAAACTGGTATGCCCATTGTGCAGTCTTGGCGATGTTAGATTGTAAAACACCATAGCCTGCAGACGCAAATGCCATTTGAGCTAGAAGAGTTTGTACTTTGGTCGCGCGTTTTTTGACAGTGTCTGTGACACATGTTAAAACATGTTCGGTTATAAGCTCTGTGTAACAAGGGGGGTATTTGATAGTGCCTAAATAAGCCAACACGCGTGATGATACCACTTGTGATGGCAAATGGCTAGATACAGCTCGAACTGCTCCTTCGATGACTTCAATATCCAAAAGCAAATATACGTCCTCAGCCACGCGTATTTCGTCCCATGGTCGAGGAGTGACCGCTCGTGTTTGTTCTATAATATGTAGCTTGTGGATGCATTCATCGTAATTAAACACCACGTTGAGATTTTTGTCGAAATTGTGCCAAGTAGGTATTTTTGAATTAATGGGGATCCAAGGCCGTACGCCTGATGGTGAATGATGGTAGTAGTTGGTTCCCATTTTTAATACGTAACATTTATCTGATGACAGTGGCCCATAGTAGTCATAAGTCTCGTTATACATAAGCAAACGCGACCTGACCACCACTTGGGCCTGAGCTGCAGTTTTTGACGTATCTGTGGCAATTTTGTGTGAATCGAGAGTTTTATACACTTCCATTGCGTCAGCTATATACGTGGTTCCATACTTGGAGATCGTTTCGGTAGGTATCTTCCCTTTTGCCATTAGAGCATAGGCACTAGACGTTATGTAGCCGTAGAATTGCTTGACGAAAGTATCGTTATCCGCTGTAAATTTAATTTTTCCGTTACGGACTAAATAAGTCAGTCTGATAATTTTTGCAGGTATGTCATCCCCTTGATACTTGACAACTGGTAATTTTAAATTGTAATGAATAGACATTTTAAGTTTTTGAGCTGTGTTTATTGGGTAAATAAACTTTTGATCCATTGAGAAACACATCTCCATAGCAGTAGCATGTATTGACTGCATGGTGCAGCACTCTTGTTTTCCGTAATAACCGTGTACTGTGGATATAACAGGTAGATTAAGATTTTCGATGGCATGGTTGAATTGGAAGCGGAGCGCGGCATCTAAGTCATATTCGTCGTCAGAGTCATCTGGGGGTTGTGAAGGTTGTTGTTTTTGATTGGGTTGTTGTTTTGAATCGCCTGCATTGTCTTGTGGCGTTTGTTTGGGTGGTTGTGAAGGTTGATTGGAGCCCTGGTTTGATCTTTGTGACTGACGGTTGGCTGGAGCCGGTGGTGCACCAACTCCCGCTCCGTTGTCATCATTATCATTGTCCATATCATCATCAGTGAATATATGGAAACTGGTATCTGAAGTAGTGTTTCCGTTATCATCTTCCTCTTCCTCTTCCTCGTCATCCGCGTCAGCCAATGGCGCTGTGTTCACAGGAGTTGCTTCCCTTGAATTAGCAGGTGAAGCGTTGCGTGAATCCGGCGGCCTGGGCGATGCGGGAACGGGCGGAGTCGCTACCATGGAATTAACAGGTGAGGCGTCGCGCGAATCCGGCGGCCTAGGCGATGCGGGAACGGGCGGAGTCTGTGGGGCTGAGGGCTGAGGAATTGGCACTGAAATAGTGCTGGCCAATGGATTTGGTATTGCTGGCAAAGCACTAACTGGTGTGTCGCGAGTGACAATGTGGACAGTTAAAGATGGGTTTCCTTTCAACACTTGTAATGGTGGTTGGGGTTGAGGTTGTGCCACAGGTGTTGGTTGGGTAATTTGAATTGGAGCAACAGGCTGCTGAATGGGTAGTGGAGGGGTGGGTGAGCGCGGCGGTGTTTGATCTTTGGGATTAGGTTGGGGTAAAGACTGGTTGTCCACTGGTTGATAAGGATTTGTGGACCTAAGTCTCTTAACCATAGCGCCCATAAATGTAGGTTTTTGCCTGTTTAATTGATCTTTGGGATTGGGATATGGATCAGGTAATTGTGAGGGTGGTAGTAAGGGCAGTTTGGGATCGTTGTAATTAAGAAATTGTCGAGATTGATTCAATGGGAATTGGGGCCGCGCACGGGGCAATTCGGGTTGTTCCACAAAGGCTGCTCCTTTACGTACAGCCAAGCAGAGCCCGTCAATGGTTCTGGTGTTTGCGGCTAAAAACATTCCGACTGTTTGAACTGAGTTATTGGTATGATTGATTTTATATGTCATGTTCTTCGTATTATCGTGACTTGTCACAGATACCGCATCTTGTAGAGGAACGAAGCGTATGTGAAAGCCGAAAGGATAATTGTTGCTGAATCCAATTAACACAGACATAGGACTATTCGCGAATACCACGCCTAAATGTTGGCATAACAATTCGAAAGTTTGTCTCCATATCTGCGTTCCAGCATGGAATGTCGGCCACGTAAATGTGTGTGTTTTGTGGACCGTCACCCCATCTTGTGACATAATATCAATTCTATTGTATCCAAGAGGTCTGCATGCTTGCCTAAATTCGATATACGACCTAAAAATTGGGTCAGGCATAGCATTGTACTCTGGTAACCTAAAGCGTGACATCATTTTTTCCCTGTATTCTCGTAAACCTTCAAGCTCCGATTTTTGATCGTTTCTTTTCATGCCTGGTAATAAGGGGAGCTGGTTTTGAATGAAAAAATCTTCCATGCAGGTGAAATGTTGCAACGCGATATCTTTAATTCTTGAATCAGTCAACTCATCATATACTTCAACTGTGATTAAAACTCTGGTGTAACCAGGAGCATGGTTGACAGATTGAATGTACTCATTCAATGTTCCTATGTGCCAAGTTTCCCTAGCATTATTGGGGTCCCGAATAGCCCATTTTACGGAAGTTACGGGTGTACCTTCACGAAAGGTTGTTGTTTGTGCGTATGTCCTAAGTTTCTCAATTTGAATGTCTCGTAAATGACAAGCCTTGGCTATTAAGTTAACCTGATCAATAGGTTGTGGATATGCCTCGGAAAGTCTAATGACATTATAAGGTTCCTCATTTGATTTAGTAAGATATTTAGGAACCCGGCCCGCTATGATGAAAAAATCCATTTTATCGCGATAGCCTTGTTGAGAAGATTTCATCACTATTGGCAAGCAACTGGGTGTTCCATAGAAGACAGACGTCTCATAGAACTCCATATCACCTGGAAATAGCAATCGCACTTTAATCAGCAGTAAATTACGGTGCAAAGGTGCGTCATTGGAATATTTATATTGTGTGATGACGAGGCCCGTAGTGCGCTTCCGTTGATTTCGATTTGGTTGTTGATGTCCTGTAATCATTAGGAGCGCCTTTCTATCTACTGATGTGAAACCACTAGGCAGCTTACGCGGATCGCCGAATGAAAGAATTTTACGCGATGACTCCATAAACTGCTTGAGGTGCAGCCAAGCTTCAGGGTATGTGTTTTTAACTTTACTTGCTGGTCCTCTAACATTTTCAGGTAAAACTACAATGTCAGCGTCGGCTATGGATTCATTTGTGTTGCCTGCACGCCAATCATCATAAGTTTTCTGTGGTTTCTTCACTTCCCTGATTTTCCCTCCTCCACTCTTGGGTTGTGCTTCCAGGTTATTATAATGTCTAATACCTGCTTTGATCTGATTAGAGATCTCCTGCACTTCTCTATTTACTGCATCACTTTGAAGGCCCAATTCCTTCGCCATGACTTTTACCCTAGGGTCCCTGTTCACTTGCCGCAGGGCCCCCTGTTTGAGGGTGCGCAATTTGCCTGGGTTGGCAGTATCAACCAGGCTCTCCAACAACATAACTATCAAAGCCTTGAGACCGTCCTTGGACTTCTCAGCGGCTTTCTTTTCCAACCACAAAAGACGTTCTTGATTAAAGCGCTTGCTTCGCTCAGCTTCTTGTTCTCGCTGCCCAGACTCGTATACTTCATCGACCGCCTGCTGGGTGGCTGGTCGGAAATCGTCTTTCGCGGTTGGTCGTTTGTACATATTGTTGAAATGGCATCTTGACCCCGACACCCGGGGTGACAATCCGTTGCCAAGACGGAAAACAACCGG